CGACGGTATCAGGTGTTGCATCAGTATCTTGTGATGTATATGGTGAATTAGCAATACCAGGTGCTGGTGATAATGTATTAACACGTCTAACTTGAACGGTAAATGAACCATACCCATTTGGATCAGAAACTTCGTCTGCCGTTCTAATATCTCGTATGGCTACTTTAGTTTCATAATTAACTGTATTGCCGTGTGATATTGTATGGAATTTAAATAAATTTTTAGATACACTTCCAATTAATTGTGAAGTTATCCACGGAGTGTTTGCAGTTTGGTAATCTTGTAACAATTCAAAATTTGAAATTTTTGCTAATTCAACTGTAACTTGACCAATATTGTTAAATAAACTAGCTGCGTCATAATTTTCATATTGCACATATACTTGATAATCTAATGATTTTGGTGACGTACCAAAAACTTTGCTTAAGTATTTGTTATTTGTTTGTACAATTGATCCAGAAATAGCAACACCTTCTGCTACTGCAAATGCTGTAAATCCAGGTACAGTTGTTGTAGTAAATGATCCTGATAGTTTTAATGCAAATGATCCCGAACCACCATCAAGTAATACTGAATCTTCAAATACTCCCGTACCTGCTGCATACCCAATTGCTTGTGTTGGATGAAGCACATGTGTTACGACTTGTACTGCGCCTGCACCAGAACCAGATTTTGCAATAATTGCTAATGCACCATTGGTTAATTTGTAACCATCTTCATACAATAACCTTGTTACTGTGATTGTATTACCATTACGTAAATAATCATTAACTACGAATGGTACATATGAATCAGTTGTATATGATCCAAATGTTGCAACGAAATCAGAATATGATGTTATTTGTGTAGGTATTAATGCCGGACCTTTTACTGTCGGTCCTATAATTGCTGCGCCTATTTGCGCAATTCCACCTGCTAAAAACGATTGATCTACTTCATTCGTAAATACGCCGGGTGATACTATTCTTTCTGCCATTATTTTACTCCTATAATTTTTTTATATAAATATGATATCATTGTGTCAAACCAGTATCGGCAGTAAAGGTTCCGTCTGCAATATTAATATGTCCTTCGCCATAACGTTCTCGCATTTTTTCTAAAAGCTCAGATTCTTGTTTTGTTAATGATTCAAATCGAGTAATGTATTTGTTTTGTTCTGCAGTAACTAGTTCTATTTGTCTAGTTAACATGTGTAGTTCAACTGTAATATTGCCTAATGTGTTTGCATTCTTTGCAAATGAATCTCTTAACGTTTGAATTTCTTCTAAATGTTCCTTGTCCAGTTTTCTGGTCATAACTAGTTCCTTTTTCTTTTAATATAAGAAAATTATTTTTATATTCCAAGCTATTTTTATAATGACTGTGAATCAATATAGTCTTGGGGAGCTGTATCGTACCATACCCACCCGTCTACTGGATATGTATACGTGTCTTTATCTTCACATAATAAGGTGTATGTTGGGGCATATATAAAATTAGGTGCAAATTCCCAATTTTCTGATTCAGTTTGTTTATAAAATCCTGCAGTATCTTCCATGTTTATCCTGTTATTGTCCATCCTTTAGAGGTTATTACTAATCGATTAGCTGCGGATAGACCCGCTGTACCTGTTGCACCGGTTATGTTAATTGTTTTACTTACTACTGATGGTTGAGCAGCCATATCCGAAAATAATAAATTTATTGCTGCGGTATCTAGATTAGTATATGATATGTTTATTTGAGGCGATGCTCCGCCCCATTGACCAGCACCAGTATTAGTCAATCTTATTGATGTTATTGAGTTTCGAAGTGTAGCTGATTGGCCATTAATTGTAAATCTAGACCACTTAGTAGGTGTTGTTATTGCGGTTGTAAAGAGTGGTGAATTTGTTAGTATACTGGAACCGTCGATGTATGTTACATTTCCTACTAGTGCACTAGTATTGCCTAATTTATCAAAATTATTAATAGTTTTAATTAAAGCACAACCTAAGAACATCTGATTCGTGCTAGTTAATGCTGTTGTTTGCGTTGTTGGTAATGTTATCGAGTTAATCGAAATACAGTATTGAAAGCAAGTTGCATAACTAGTGACAAGTGGAGATGTTACGGCAGGCATTGTAACAGCTTTTAATGATAAACAATTTTGAAATGTAGATAAAAAGTATATACATGCAGACATTGATACCGGCATTGTTACAGATTGCAAATTTGTAGCACCAGTAAACGTTGTTTGTGCTGTTGTTACAAAATTCATTATTGGTGGAAGTGTTACACTCCGTAATGTGGTGCAACCATTAAATGCAGTTGCTATTGTGGAACATGATACCATTGTGCTAGGCATTGTAAGATTAACCAAAGAATTGCAATTGGAAAATGTAGAAAATAGAGAGGTATTCGCGTCTTGAGATCCGCTTGGTAAAGTTATTGTGTGTGCGGTAGTACAACCAATAAATGTACTGTTGAGGGAGGTAATATTATATGATTCTGGAATGACTATCTCTGATAAACTTATGCAACTACTAAACGTTCCTGCTAATGATACAGATGATGAAACTGTTGTTGGTAGTGTAATTGATTGAAGTGAATAACAATTCTGAAATGCGTTTCCTAATGTATTAACAGCGGGCATTGATGTCGGTAATCGAACATTTAGTAATTTGCTACATCCGCTGAAGGTTGTGTTGAGGCCTGTTGCGGCTACTAAAATATTATCTGGGATAGTAATATATGCTAAGCTAGCGCAATTTGCAAATGTAGTAGTGAGAGTCAACACAGTATTGTTTGCAAACGGAGGAAAGATCATGTCTTGTAGCGAATAGCATGCATTGAATGTACCTTGAAATGTTATAGCTTGTGCAGTTGGAGTAAATGATGTAAATCTTACAGATGTTAAATATGCACACTGCGTAAAGGTTGATGTATATGTAAGACATAATGGTAATGGAGGTAATCTAATGCTTTGAATTTGTGTTAGCTGAAATGTAGCTGCCATTGTTGTCACAAAATTCATACTAGTAGGTAAAGTTATATTTTGTAGCTTATAGCAAAATTGAAAGGTGTTTAAATATGTAGTAACCAAAATACTATCACTAGGTAATACAATACTTTGCAATCTACTACACCTAGAAAATGTACTAGAAAACGATGTATTGTTTGCTGCTGAAGTTGGCATTATTACAATTTGTAAAGATCCGCAGCTCATGAAGCTTTCAAAAAATAATGCGCCTGCAGCAGACATCGTGCTTGGACATTTAAAATATTCTAAGTAAGGTGCAAATACTGTTGTCGGAGTAAATAAGCTATTTGCGGTTGATAATGTTCCATCTCCGTGATGTGCTTCTAATAATCCTATAGGTAGTTGGAGGTAGTTAGTGGTTTGAATAAATTTAGTAAGGGTAATAGTTGCGCCTGGATCTGCATATATTCGTATTTTCCAAGTTGTATATCCGCGACTGCATGCAGTTCCACCTCCTACAGTATATGTGTGAGCTGTGGATGTACTCAATGTACTTACAGTATCTATAACTCCATCACCCCAATCAATATAAATGTTTTGACTTGCGAGCCGTGTAAACGTAGTTGAAATGGTATATATTGGTGAAATATCACTAACCAAATAAAATACTTCATTAGCAGGGGGTGGTAAGATTGCAATCCAGTCTACCGGTCTCGTGTATGTTGGTGGCTGTACTACAGGTTTTTTTTGTATGTATGTATTTTTAGAAGGAAGTTTAAACGCCATTGCTTGTGTCTCGTATTAAGTTGTGGGTGTGACAAGTATATCACATATTATATCGTCAGCTGGTGTAATTTGAGCATATACTTTGCATGCTCCTGCTACTGTAATAATCTTTGGCAATATTCCTGCATTTTGTGTAGTCGATATGCTGTCGTTATATGGCGTTATATCAACACTAGTACTTGTACTAATGCCAGCGTTGGAAAATGTATATTCAAAATATGATCCGCTAACAACCCAACTTCCTGATGCCAATGTCTGATTGCTTAATAATGTTGGAGAACTTCCGCCGCCACTAACTGTTATTCCATTTATTTTCATTGTGTTGCTTTTTAATTAAATTATATTTCTACCCAATCGTTTGACGGTCTAAATTTCATCATCCATTGTGTGCTTGTTCCTGAGTTTTGTTGATAGCAATGTCCTAATAATCTTACTATGTTTGGGCCACCAGTACTGGTTGGAGTTGTTGTTGACATAAGACCCTGTGTAGTTCCATCTCTAATATAGATTGGTAAACCATGATCTGCACCTTGTACATTTGGTCCTGAGAATGATGTATCATCAATTACAACATGACCTTCTAGAAGAATCTGCCCGGATTGGTTGGTTGGAAATGGTGGAGGATTTGGTGGTAATGATTGCAAGTTGTGTGCTATTCCTAATAATTTAGTAGCTCCTGTTGCTGCTTGATTGACCGGATACCAAACAGTGTTAGTATCTAAATAAACCAACATTCCGGCCGTTACTGTACTATCTATAACGGTAGTTATACCATCAGATTCAATTATATCTCCTAGGTAAGATTTACTTGGATCATTGTATGTAGTTGATACTGCATCTTGGGTTGCGGCTGATTTGTAATCACGTTGATAAACGTCTGAACTTAAATATGTATCGTCAGTCCAATCTAAACCTATTACACTATTTGAAGTTAATAAATCCCGGTTTCTCCATGATACTGAAGAATTTCCATTAGTATCATTCAATGTTCTACTACCCCAATCAACCGATAATACAGCGGTCGCTGAAGGTGGAAATAGTGGTGCGACGTATAGCTGTCTATTTCTAGAATCAATGTTAGTTTTGCCATCGATATCTTGCACCAATAAACTTCCTGTTAATTCTAATGAACCTGAAATAATTGCGCTACCTGTGTAAGGAAATGTGGGAGTTCCTGCTCCTCCTGGCGCCCATGAAGCACTTAGTGCTTGTGTTGCGTATGAAGCAGTACCAAGCATTGATCCGGTTATACCAGCAGTCACAACAAGTGATCCGGTGATTTCAACTTGTGAGCCGGCTGCAAAAATTAAGTTTGATCTTGATGCTATATTACCACCATTTCCTACGATAAATGCAGATTGTGCTGATGATGCTATATTGTATTGTCCTTGCACGTGTTGGTATGAACCAGATGCTATGGTAGCCAACCCTTCTGCGTGTGAATAGGTACCAATTGCATTTGTAGATTGTCCTTCGGTGTGTGACGCTTCTCCGGTTGCTGTTGTGAACTGTCCTTCTGCATGAGAATATAAACCTGATGCAATATTTCCGTCGCCATTACTTAACGATCCTGTTACTCCTAATGACCCAGTAATTAAAGCACTACCCGTATATGGAAATGCGGGTGTGGAAGGTGCATATGAAGCACTTAATGCTTGAGTAGCGTATGATGCAGTACCAAATAATGTTCCTGTGATTCCGTTTGTTACTGTAAGGGAACTAGTTATATTTACATCACCATTATTTGCAATTCTTACTAATTCAGTTGGTATAACTCCCTTTTTATAAAAAACATGACTTCCATCACTAACATAGTCAAGTTGTGCTGGTGAAACTCCAAATCCATATCCTCCAAATGAGGCTGTATATAAAGCAAGTTTATTAATTGTACCAGCTGGTCCAGTTCCATCACCTAAGGTTAATAAATTTGTACTATCAGTCCAAGTTAAATTATTAGAAGTTGTAGTTGTATTAGTTCCATTATTAAATAATATTCTGTTTGCTGAACCTACTACATTTGTTGCTAAAGAAGCATTTGAAGAGGATATTGCTTGGGAAGCGCTTAATGCTTGAGTTGCATATGAAGCAGTTCCTAATAAATCTCCTGTAAATGAACCACTGAATGATCCAGTATTTGAAAGGAATGTATCTACACGAGTTGCTGTTAAAATAGTTGAAGGTGTTCTTGGGTGTGTTGGAGAAGTACCAGCTGCTATTGTTTCTAATGTGATTACGTTAGCTTGTTCTACATGCCAACACATTTGTATAAAATCACCTGCAGATAAGCTTAAATAATAGTTCCATGCAGCAATAACTTGCCCATTTGAACCTGCTTTAAATGGTGGGGCAGCTGCTACTCCAGATGAATCTGGTATATCAACTCCATTTTTTTTAACCCAAATAATTATATCTTGATTTGAATTGTCAGTATTTGAAAATTGTGAAGAAAATTGTAGATTGTATGTTCCAGCATTTGTGAACTTTACTCGAGTTACATCTCCATTTGAAGCACTTACAAAAACTCCATTTGAAATATCCGTTGTACTTAAAGACATTGAATATACCGCAGTAGCTGATGTTGCTAATACTGAACCAGTATCGTAAAAACTACCATATGATCCAGTAGCTGTATTGTATAAAGATCCTCCTGTAGATGATACTGTTACAACTCCTGTACCTCCTGTGGGAGATAATATTATTCCAGATCCTGCGGCTAATTGAGTTACTCCTCCATTGGCTGCATAAGTAGCATATGAAGCCGTTGTAGCGTATGAAGCACTTACTGCTTGTAAAACATAAGAAGCTGTTTGAGCATATGAAGCACTTAATGCATTTGTAGCATATGAAGCGGTACCAAATAATGATCCGGTGAATCCTGCAGTAGCTATTACTGAGGTTAGGGTTGCATCAGAGCCTGATACTATTACGCGTTTCCAGTTTGGCATATTATATCTTAATTATGTTGCGGTTAGATACATACACTAATGCCGTGTGTGCGCCTACTTCCTTGCGGCCAACAACCTTTATTTAATATAAATATACTAAGACTTAGTTTTATCTGATTTAGTAGCTGATGTTTTTGGTGCAACAAACTCTTTGATAATTAGATCTAATTTAGTTTGTAGTTGTGCAATGAATTGTGCATCGCGGCCGGTGATAGTAATTACATCCAATGATTGACGCATTACATTTAATTCTTCAATTGAAAACATGGGTTATTAATTTTGCAATAAATATTGTTGTTGTAACTTGTATACGGTACTATATAAATCTTCTACCTGTTCTCCGACAAATGTACTGTTTTTAATTAAAACTAATAAAAGTTCAATTTCATGTTTAGCAAGTTCAAATTCAGATTTCGGCTGAGGTTCTGGCTGAGGTGGTTTTATTCTGTCTAAAATACTCATAACTTATTATAATAAATTTTATGCATACATCCAAATTGTTCCGTCTGTATTTGTATATATTGCGCCGGCTTGTACAAATTCACCCGTAGTTGGTTTTGTTGCTGTGTGAGCTGCTTCTGTAAATACATAGCCAGCAAATGAACCGCTAGCTCCTGTCGGATCAAGTGTATTTGTTGTATCAGTTAATCCTGCTTGATAACCCCAACGACCTGTGGTTGAATCAAATCCATATGCAATATTTAAACCGGCATACGAACCTCTATCAATTATAATACCACCATCCGTGTTTGTTGTTGAGCCTGATGCTAATAAAATAAATTGATCTGCTACAAATAAGTTAGAAGAACTAATTGCTGTAATAGGACCGTCTACATATAAAGCTCCTTTAACACGAGCATCATGATTGATTATAGTAATACCTGTGCTAGATCCGATGTTGATTGCAGTTGCACCACCACCTAGGTTAATGGTAGTTGCTGTTGAATTTGCAATAGGGAATGTTGCAGCGTTAGTTGTAATACCATTTGTATTGTTAATTGCTACAGCATTTGTTGAAATAGTTAATCCAGCAAATGTAGGTGTTCCTGCTGTTCCTAATCCTGTTGCGGTAATATCGCCTGAACTTACACCATTTGTAGTTAATGTAGTTGAACCTTGACCTGAACCTGCTGCTAATACAGATGATGAAATGGTTCCTGCAGCTATTAGTCCAGTTAATCCAGCGCCATTACCAAAAAAAGATCCTGAGAACGAACCTGATAAATAGGTTGTTGTTGCTGAATTAGTAATTTGCTGATTGGTACCAACATTTAATTGAGATAATACAGCTGCACTACCCGATACTATTACTTTTTTCCATTCTGCCATTTGATTCCTTGATGTATTTTAATATAAATATGATGTAAAGTTAATTAATCTAATCCCACAAAAAACGATCCGGATGTAAAATACATTCCTCCGTTTGGTGCCGGGCTAGTTAATTGTATACTTTGAGTTGCTAAAACTATGATGCCACTTTGCGATACTGTTAATATGGGTTGATTGCTAAAATTTTTAATTAAAAAAATATTATTAACATTGCTTCTTATTTCTAATGAACCTGTTATAACAGCACTTCCAGAGAATGGAAATGCGTTGCCGCCAGCGCCTCCATTAAGTGCGAAGCTAGCAGTTAATGCATAACTAGAAGATATATTATATAATGAACCGGTTTGTAATTGTCCGGGTTTAAATTGTCTACCCATTATGCCCACCTTCCATTTATAACTATAATATCTGTAGCATCTATTGCATATCCTAATACAGCCGTATCGAATACAATTGTTTGTGATATGATATCACTAGGTGTCCATGTATATAAAACTTTGTCAATATATTGTCCGTTGATATATACATTAAATTCAAATTTAGTTGCTGGCAAATTTGTTACCGGATTAATTGCTGCATATGCTGATACTGTTACTGTTGTTGAATTAGAGTACGTTGCTGTTTGATCTGCCATATTTGTCAAATATAACATTGTTGCTGCATTAATAGTTACAGATGTACCTTGTGATATAACAGTAACTGCACCGCCGCCGTTTATAAACGTTTGTGATTGTAATAGTTGACTAGGAATGATTGTGCTATTAAACACATTTGATTCTAGATCAATTACTGTATCGAACGTTACTTTTTTAATTGAGTACATTTTTTTTATTGTCGAAATTCTAGTTTCTTGTTCTGACAGCAATGTTCCCTGTACAGTTAATGGTATAGTTGCCCGAACTAATCGGTCTTCTCCTATTGTATTTACTGTTTCAAAACTAATTGATCCAAATGCAGTAGGAAATTTATTTGCTTCATTTCCCCACGAAAACCGACCATATGGTAATATTTGATCTACGAGGTCATTTAACTGTGTCGTAAAATCACACCATAACATCATATCATATTCTATTGTTACATATTTAGGAATATCTATTACATAAATTTTTTCTGTTGGAGTTGGATTATTTGTTGGAATTGGAAATAATTCATCTTCATATCGATTTTGTTCATTATATTTAGTACGATATATTAATACGTTGTTATGTTGTGGCCTATTAACATCTAACGTTTTGTGTGAAGCTTGTTCATCAACGCTATTTCGTTTTATCATGATAATTGGTGATTGTAACATTCCCTTTTCATCACGTAAATATCCTAAACGACGTACATTGTCCCATTTTTCGCCATTAGCAAAAATTACCGGAACGGATATTAAATTATTGTCTGCAGTTATTTGTGGTTGTATTTCATTTTCAATATACCATTTAATTGCATAATCAATATCATATACTGTTCGTTTTGCACTACGAATTATATCATTATCACGTCTAGTTTGTGTAGATCGATCCAGCATTAAATCTGGCGATAACCCTTCAGTTTGAGCTAGTTCTGGTTTATTTGTTTTGCGATCTACATTGTTTCTATTGAGCCTAGGCATCGGTTATCCTTTATATGCAGGTGAATTATTATCGCCACCTCGTCTCAAATTTGTAATACCTTGTGGTGTTTGTCGTGTAACATGTGCATCACATATTACTGAAACACTATAACCATGCTGTGTTCCATTTGGCCATGTTTCTGGATTTTTGCCGGTAAAGTATTGATTTGCATCGACATTATCTAATTCATAATATTCATGATCCCATAGAATGATATCACCAACTTCTGGATAAAAATCTGCTTTTTCTAACATGTCTCGCGATATGCCAAATTGTGCTGTTCTTGTATATGTATGACCATAATCATCCATACTTGCAGTTTTACCTTCTTTAGTAATAATGCACGGAATTAAAATTGAATCATAAAATGATTTAGATTCTGATTCGCCGTATATGTTTGATTTACTATGTTCGACAACTAATTTAAAAAATTCAATTTCAGTATCAATAATAGCATTGATTAATTCGGAATTAATCGCGGCTAAATACTTAGCATCTTTAATACCTCCAAATAATGCCATGATTACATCTCCAATAATTTATGTGATTTAACTTGTATGATTACCATATACCAGATCCTATTATAAATAAGAATGGTATTATAGCTCCAATATATATTTTTAACGGGACTTTGCCTAGCAATTCATTAATTTGAGTTGCTTCTGTATTTTGTCTCGTCATCATTTGTTCTTTTGTCATTTTTTCTAGAAACTCGCGGAGTTGAGTTATTAATTCTCCCTTTTCGGTTTGCCCTTGTGATACTAAATCCGAACCATTTAGTGTTACTTCGCCATTTGGTATTGGTACAGATGAATATTTTCCGCGGATTAAGCCTAACATTTCTTTTGACAATGCCACAGCATATTTAATAATCCACGCACGCCCCATATCATTAATTTTCCCGTAGGTTTGATATGTATATGGGATATTTGATGCGTCACTTATAACATTGTTTAAAAGTGCGCTATTACCAAATAAAATGCCTTCATTTTTTATTACGTCATCAAATACAAACTCAACATATACATGTTCAAAAAATGGTGTTGCGGTTGCACTACCTGTTCCTGAAGTTGGTACTGGCCAAAATTTAATATCATCGCCATGGATTTCAAATGAGTAAGCAGATTTACGTATTTGATCATTAAATTCAATTGCCTGTAATCTTAATAAATCTGCATGAATCGGTTGCATCATGAAACTAATTGCCGGGGACATACCTCCAAAACCAAATTCAGTCATCATTTGTTGCGAACCTAAACCTGTACCAACGAATGGATCAAAATATCTTACAACAGCTGGTGGGGCGTTATGAAGTACTCGTTTAACCTCAATTGAACTAGTAGTTACATTGATACCTAATGATGCAGATATTGCCTGTTTTAAACTATATGTCTGTTGTCCCGGAATCATATCTACTCGGAGTGTCTTCCATTCGTAATTTCCTCCCGAACCAGCCTCACTACCATATGTTTTTGATAGTTTAGTCAAGTATCCAAATGAATTTCCAATCAATGCACCACTTAAACTAGAACTACTTAAAAAACTGGATCCAGTATTAACACCCAATGTATTAATTAAATTATTTACAATATTAACTTGATTAATTTGATTTGAATATTCAATCGCTGCCATTTCAAATGCAGTATAAAAATTTACGGCCTGTAATTCAACATCTAATATAGGATATCCCAATTGATATGCTGTTGCTTTAGCAAACTTGTCAGCATGACTTTGAAATACAGTGTCAGTATCAAAAAATCCAAATGGGGTACTACCAGTAGTGAATGACGAACTACCGGGCCATATCGGCTTGTTTACACTATAATCCATCTAGAATCCTTTTTTATATAAATATCAATACTTTTCATTTAGTAGAGCTAGAATTTCATTTAACGATACATGTCGGTGATTATCTGTTAAAATAATTTCATTTACAAATTGCGATGGTTTTAATTTAGGTACATCGTGCACTGCTGAATCATTATTAAATTTTAAATCTACTTGATATCTATCACCTGTTAAAATCATGATACTATCTTTACCTAATCTAGATAATACCATTTGCAACTGTTGTTTTGTTAAATTTTGGAATTCATCAACTATGCAAATTGCATTATCAAATGTTCTTCCTCGAAAGTGAGCTAATGATACTAGTTCAATACTTTCTTCTTTTTCCATTTTATCTAGCACTTCCGGTTTATTATAAACTTTACGCATATTGCTACGAATTGGAACTAACCACGGATCCATTTTTTCTTGTAATGATCCTGGTAAGAATCCGTTATCTTCATTTGATACTGTTGGTCGAGTCATGATAATTTTATCAATTCGTCGTTTAAAAAACATATCCAATGCAATTTGAACTGCTAGCAATGTTTTGCCAGATCCAGCTTTTCCTAGTATAAAATTAAATGGAGTTGCTATAATTTTTGCTTTTGCTTGTTTTTGTTCTTCTGAAAGTGTAACTGAAAATTTAATATCAGTTTTTGGTGGAGTTTTATCCGAATTAGGTATTGCCATAATATAACTTTTGATTTAAAATAATTTTGTAAGTGTTGATTCTCGAAGTGTCATGTCATTTAATGTTTCAATTTTACCTAAACATGCTTTTCTAATTGCTAGATATGTTTGCCTAGCAGGATATGGAGTTATAATTTTAATTGTTATTAATTCTTTATCAGGACCAAGATCTTGTTCGATATGAACCATTAATACTAAAGTAATTGCTCGTATACGATCTAGTACATCGATCAATCGTCCGTTATAACGAATAATTACCTGCATTGAATACTTGTTATGAGGAACTGCCATATTATTTCTTTTTTTATATAAATATACAGACAGTAAAAAAGGGGCCGAAGCCCCTTTTAATTTTAATACGTTAAATCGTTAATTTAATAAAGTTAACTATTAAAGTGTACTTAAACCATGTACATATACTTTTCCGTAAAATTCTGGACGAACTACTTTCTTCGCGTAACGTGTCATAACACCTTTACGTGGAGTGAAGTTAACTGGATCATATACTAATGGAGTCATGATAAGTGGAATATAAGGACTAAATACAGCTCCTGTTTCTAAGAATTGTGTTCCTCTGAATCCCATTAGGATTATAT